CGGACAAGATGTTGCGGTTGGCACGGCCAAAATTGCCGGAGCCTCATATGGCGACTATGGTGGAGCAGTTCCTTACAGTGCAAGCTATGTTATGCGTGGATTAGCAGACGGTTCAGGCTTAGTTGCCGTAGAACGCATAACAGACTGGAAATTCATCATTGAAAACAACTTGAAGCCTGTGACAGTCATCAAAACCACAGACGCCCACTTGATAAAGTATCTGCCAGCACGCCACAGAAACCTGTCAGGCGAGTTAACCTTCGAGTTTGAGAGCAAAGCGGAGTTTGACGATGTCATCAATGATGCTGAGTTCAGCTTAAAATTCGGGTTAGGCGCGACATATAGCGCCTTGTTCAAGTATTGCAAGTGGGAAGACGTCGGCACGCCAACCCGCATCGAAGACCTTGTGAGTTTGAAGGCGAAGTTTGTTGCGAGGGACGTTTTGATAAGCTGAGGCGGTTGAAATGGCTGTGGAAGTTGAGGTTTTGGAGTATTTCGGTCGTGAGGCAGAGTTGAAAAAGAAGTGGATGCGGATGTGGGAGAGTCTGGGTCACCGCATTCTCAAGATGCCTAAGTGGATGCAAGAAATAGTCCTAGAAGACATCAACACAGCCATCAGAAACCGATTAGCCACAATGGAGATGATCCAAAATGCGAACAGAAACCATTGAAATCGATTTTGTGGAGGAGAAAATTTGAAAGAAGAGGTAATAGTTCTCGATAACCGCTACGGAGAAAAGTACGCTGGACGCTACGTTTTCAGCGAAATATCGTGGGCTAAGCGCAGCAGAATCCTTGACAGAAACACCAAATACAATCGGCTGTCAGGCTTGCCTGAACAAGTTGACAGAATCGCCATTCAAGCAGAGCTGGTTATGGCTTCGCTCAAGGAACAGCCAGAGCACAAGCCTATAACTCTTGAGAAGTTGCTTGATGAGGAAAACGGGGTTCCAATAGCCCTTGGCGAGTTGTTCAGCCAAACAGCCAATCGCCTAAACAGCCTCAGCCTCGAGGAGACACGTTTTTTGTCAGACAAATCCGCCGAGGAAAACCTCACCCTGCCATCACCGAGTACAGGCTCTGCACCGAGTTCAAGTGTCTCCCCAGCCAGCTTAGAAGGCAACCGGCAAAAACAATCCAAGAGTTCATTGTGATCCTAAACGAGGTGGACAAGCAGACACAAGAGGAGCTGGCTAAAGCCAAGCGGGAGGCAAAGCTTCAGTGAGCATTGAGATAATGTGTGACATTAAAGGCGTGAAAGAGTTTCAAGAGGCTATGAGACAGTTTGATTCTGGCATGCAGAAACATGTGCATAGGCTGTTGGCGAGTTGGGCTGCTGATGTTAAAGCCTTAGCCAAACAGCTTGTTCCAGTAAGAACGGGACATCTGAGAAGCTCAATCTACAGTAAGATTAGCGAGTGGGTTGCTCAGATAGGTGCTGAAGCCACCTACGCCTTGTTTGTTGAGCTTGGCACAAGGCGGATGCAGGCTCGCCCATACCTGTATCCAGCAATAAAGCAGTACCTTCCAGAGCTTGAAGCAATAATTCGAGACGCCATTGAAGCTGCTAAGGCGGAGGCTGGTTTCAAGTGAGCTTTCAAGAATTGACTATAACTATTACTGCTGAAAACTTGGCAAGTAGCGAGTTTGCCAGAGTAGGCGTTGACGCTTCTGCAATGGCGACAAGAGTTCAATCTTCAGCGAGTGTTATGGGTGCGGAGTTTCACAAAACAGGCGTAGAAGCCTCTGCAATGGGTGAAAACGTTAGAGCCTCAGCCTCTGGCTTTGAAGAGCTTAAAACAAAAGCTGAAGCCACAACCGTAAGCTTGAGAACAGTGGGTATGGCGTTTACAAGCATTGTCAGCATGGGTTCAGCAGTCATAAGCCTTGCCGGAGATTTTGGCATTGTCGACAAGGAAAGCGCAAAATGGGCGAGAACCATACTTGCTGTTATAACGCTTGTTTCTGCATTCATCCGCATGAAGAGTTATCTCACGGTTGTGACGACCGGACACACGGCATCCATAGCCCTAAACACGACCGCAGAATCAGCAAACGCTTCAGCAAGCATAGCCACAGCCGTAGCCCTCAAGATTAAAGCAGCAGCCACATGGATTGCAACCGCTGCCCAGAATGCCTTGAACATTAGCCACGCAACTTTTCTTGCTCTCACCGGGGTAGGAATCGGAGTAATCATAGCTGCAGCTGCTGCTATGGCTTATTTTGCAAGTCAAATGAATGCTGCGACGTCCAGTGTTCAGAGTTTCAATGAGACTGCTGCGGAAACGCCTTCTCGTGGTCGTAGTATAGTCCGTGCTGGAGAAGAGGAAATGTATCGCCGAGGGGTTGAATAGCTTTGAGCGTTGAAATTCCTAAAGTTGGCATTGCCTTTGGGGCAACCGGCGTTCCTCAAGGCGACGTTATCGACTTGAGAGTTCATCTTGGCTGCAGGAAAGAAGTTGGGTCTTTCGAGTGTTTGCTTCAGAATTGGGATAAGAAGTACAGTCCTGGCGGAGCATCGCCTATCACTGTTGGCTTGGACGGTCACATAGACATTGGCAGAAGCACGAATGTCCCGCAAATCATTACTTGTCGTGTTGAAAGCGTCAAATGCGAATCCACGCCTACTGAAAACTACATTCGTGTTAGCGGGCGTTGCTGGGGAGAGCGCTTCTTCAGAAGAGTGGTAACTAAGACTTATGAAAACAAGAAGGGCGAGGAAATAGTCAAGGATCTCGTTGATTATTATGTGGGCTTAAGCCATGTTAGAGATTCAACAGAGCTCATAGAAAACACGGACACAACCTACACTAAGCTGGAATATGATAAGGCTCCTGTTTTCGACATTCTCAAATACATTGCTGAATCAGCCGATAAAGCTGGCGTCATCGGCTACGATTTTCGTGTAGCTCCAGACGGCAAGTTTGAGTTTTTCCCAAAGAACAGCAAGACCTCGCCTGTAAGCCTTTCAGAAAAAATCGAGGTCAGCGAGTACCGCAAGGACATCCATCGCATTCGCAACAGAATTGAGGTTTATGGCAGCCAAGACAAGCCTTTTCCGGTTGATGTGGATGGGCAGCCTTGGAGCGACACGCTTACTGAAGATTTGACGGAAGATGCCGAAGGCAATTTGGTTCATGCCGCCTATGGCAAATGGAAGCCTTTAACAGCTTTCTTAGACCTAAGCCTTGACACCACAATAAAGTATGCAGGAGCCAAAAGCGTTAAGGCCCATGCTCCAAACTACACCTATTACGTAGCAGTTGGCTGGGAGTTTGCAGCCGGCAAAGAAATAAGCGCAGACGAGTTTCCGCAGATCATGTTTACAATCCGAGTAGATGACAAGCATGAACAAATCGGTTGGTTGCAGATTGAGGACATTAACGGCAGAACAGCCAGCAAAACGTTTTCGTTGACTAAATATAATCAATGGGAGAAAATTATCCTCAATTGGGGGAGCAGAAACGCTGAGCAATGGGATGTTTACTATGCAGATTTTGACTGGACAAAAATCAAGAGGATAAACATATGCGTGGACCAGAAATACTTTTCAGCAGGCGACATTTGGATTGACCAGTTCCACTTCGGCTATGGACGTTGGAAAAGCTTTGCAGAGGATGGTGCAAGCCAGTCAGCCTACGGTCTGCGTGAGCTTGTCGAAGTTGATGAGGAGCTTGTAAGCGACAAATCCTGCGAGCTAAGAGCCAAAGCCCTGCTGGACTATTTCAAAAGCCCAGCGGAATACATCACGGTTAGAAGTACCGTTATTGATTATGGAAGTACTCCCCTTCTGGCTGGCGATAAAATCCATGTCACATTACCCAATGAAAATGTTGACTCCGACTTTAGGGTTGAAAGCGTTGAATACCGAGTGGATGCAAAAACTCAGACTTTAGAAATAACGCTTGAGCTTGGGAAGGCTCCGCCGTTGCTTGCTGATTACCTTTATGGTTCTCGAACCATGACTGTAACGGTTGAAAAGCTTGCCCGCACAAAGCTTGGAAGGTTTAAGCTTCCAACAGCCATGGGCGAAGGCGTGGGCATGCACCACACTGGGCATGAAGCTGGAAGTGAAGATGGCGTTGCGTGGCCTAACCAAAACGCTGGCGGCTGGGACAAGATCACAGGCTGGATTTGCCCGAAATACATTGGTCTTTACAGTGATACAGCAGACATAATGCGGTTCCGAACAAAGAACAAGGCTGGCACAGCGGTATTAGACCATCAGTTTCAGCCAAGCGACGACGCACATGGAATTTTCGGAGCGGAAAACGCTAAATGGAAAGAGGTTCACACGCTTTATCTGCTGCTGTATACTGATGGATTTATGCGTATTAAAACCGTTGGAGAGGCAAATCCAAAGGCGCAGTTAAGTCAAGACATGCTTCAATTCGGTGCCGGCGGGGCTTCAGCTTTGGATACGTGGCTTAAACGTGTGGGAGCGGGACAGCTTGAAATTCGTTATGATTTACTGCCTACAGCTGACCAGAGCGGCTACATAGGTTCAGCAGCGAAGCGTTTTGCAAAAATCTATGCCGTGGAAGTAGCAATAAGCAATATGCTCTTTAATTTTCATGTTATCCCAGACGCGGATAACACTTATGATTTGGGTTCAAGCCTCAAAAAATGGAAAGATCTGTACTTGAGCGGTGTAATTAAAGCCTTAGACGCTGGCGTAGCTGTTCATCTTTTGCCAAACGCAACTGCAACTTATGATTTAGGTAGCGTCACGAAGAAATGGAGTAACTTGTATGTTAATGGCGTCGGCGACCTTGGCTGGCTTAATGTCGGCGGCTTTACGGTTATAACTTCAGCTCGTGTTTTGCAGAATGTGACAGCAGCAGCCGGCATCATCACGAGCGGACGCTTTCCGTTGGCAAGACTTCCAGAGGGCACAGCAGGCTACGTTTTGGAAGCGGAAGGCGGCGGGTTTGACCCCATGTATGTTAATCCGAATTATCGTTATGAGCCTAAAAGTCACCCTCATTCTCAACACACAAATATTGGCCCGGATGACCATCACGCGAGAGAACACAACCACGCGGGGGAAAATCTAAGCCCAAATCAGGTAAGCTGCAATACGATGAGCATAGCTGTGAGCTGCAATAGACAATATACACATCCAAGCAGTCAACAGTGTGTTTATGCTTCAAGCGTCGCATGGGAAAATTGTCCACGTTTCTATTGTGTAAACTATCAGAGTGGAGACGTACTCTTCCAAAATAATTTTCGCATAACAGAATCAGAAAAGCTCGGTTTCAAAAAGGGATTGGCGTTTCTAAATCCGAAAGGCAAGGTGCTGATGATGTTGGATGGGGAAGGCAACTTGCATGTGGCTGGCAAAGTTAAGGAAGGCTTACCCAGAAAAGCCAAGGAGGGTGTGGCAGCCTAATGAGTTTTGGCAAGGCTAAAATGAAAAGGCTCAGGGAGAAGCTGAAGCGAAAACAAGTGGAAGGTGTAACACGATAAGAAAACGAGAGTTTTTCCGCATAACCCAATACGCAAGAAAATTTGACCGCTCGACAGGCAAGTTTCTAATCAACATAGCCTATGAAACTGCCGCTCCAGAGCCATCGTATAGAGTTCAAAGCGTTGCTGAAGCCTTTGGCTTAGGCTTAGACCAGTGGGAAAAGTTTGTGGTTTACGATAATGTTGAGTTGAAGATAGGCCCCACAGATATTGTGTATATAACGGGTGATAGTGGGTCTGGAAAAAGTGTGCTGTTGAAGGCGTTAGAGAAGGATGTTCGCCAAGACATGGGTTTAAGCTGCATTAACATTGCAGACATCCAGCCTGAACCTGGCAAGCCTCTGATCGAAACAGTCGGCAAAACCCTCGAAGAAGGCTTAGAGCTTCTAAGCAGAGTTGGTTTAAACGATGCATTTCTATTTTTGCGAAGCTATGAGCAGCTGAGCGACGGACAGAAATACCGCTACAAAATCGCCAAAATGATGGAGAGTCAAGCTCAATTTTGGGTTATGGACGAGTTTGCAGCTACGCTTGACAGGGACACAGCCAAAATCGTGGCTTACAATCTTCAGAAGCTTGCCAGACAGCAGGGCAAAGCGGTTCTTGCAGCGACAACCCACACGGATCTTTTAGGGGATTTGAACCCCTCGGTGCACATTCACAAGCGTTTCGGAAAGGAGATAACCGTAAACTATTACCCAAACGAGCCCGCTAAAGAATGCAGTCTTGTCAGGGAAATGCAGATCCTGGAAGGCTCAACGGAGGATTGGCGTAAGCTTGCAGGCTTCCATTACAGAAGCCACAAGATAGCTGGTCCCCGCAAAATCTTCAGCCTCAAACGTGAGGAAGAACTGTGCGGAGTCATTGTTTACTGTTATCCGCCACCCACATGCTTCGGAAGAAGACTTGTCTTGCCCAAAATGAGCATAAAAGAGCTAAACGAGAAGCTGAGCATCATAAGCCGTGTTGTTGTGCATCCAAAATACCGCACCATAGGCTTAGGCGTTAAGCTTGTAAAGGAAACCTTGGCTAAGGCTGGAACGCCATATGTGGAAATGCCAGCAGTCATGGCGAAATATAACCCGTTCGGAGAGAAGGCTGACATGCGGAAAATAGCTGAGCAGCCACCGCCAAAAGAAGCCTTAGCTATTGCAGAAACCCTCCAGCATCTCGGCTTTAACATTCAACTGCTCGGAAGCGAAAAATACGTTTTGAATAAGCTCCAAACCCTAAGCAGCGCAGATTTGGAAAAGTTGAGGCAAACATTCATTAAACATTGTCACGCACGGTTTATGAAATACTTTTTCTGCCATGTTCCCTTCGGAAGAAAGGAAGTTTACGCCAAAGAAGTAATGAAAGCCAGCCTTGAAAGGTTTGCATGTCTAATCAAAGTTTGCGGTTTTCTATTGCAGAGTAAAGTTTACTTGTTTTGGTCATGCTGCTCTTATGCTGAAAGGTGAAAAGTAAACTCGAGAAAGTTCTAAAAGTTCACATGGAAAATCCGTGGAACTGCACGTAAACGTGAAAATAGCCATTTTTCTCGCTTTAATTTTAGCTTGGAAGCGATTCTAACCCATTTTTAGAAAATTAGCCTACGTTTTAGGTGAGGTAGAGTAAAATGCTGAGCGGAAAAGAAAAAGATTTGCTGGACTTGAATAAAAAGTTGAATAGAGTAAAAAGTCAAATTAAGAGAGCTAAACTTTACGCCTTCAAACTTTCCTTAGACAACGATAACGATGGCAACTACAACCCATATTACAACGAAATAAACGAACTTCAACTTCAAGAAATCCACATACTCCAAGAAATCCAACAAATTAAACATGAAATCCAAGCCCAATTCGACCCCCACTCTTTTTCTCCCTTAACCTTTCCAAGAGGCTTCTAGAAATGCCAAACGAAGTCTTAATGAAGTACTGCCCAATTTGTAAGCGGTATTTTCCAGTCAAAGTTTACAACAAGCACATGGCAAAACACAACATTCCAACAAGTCTAGCTACTGGTGAATAAAAATGAAAGTGGAAAATAAAACGGCCCTTCCTTTACAGCTTGACGACTTACTAAGCAAGCAGAGCTGGGAAGTCGAGTATCGCGGCCTCAACCTGCCAATAAAACTTATGCAGCCATTAGAAGACTGGGAACTCGAAGTTAGATGGCTAAACGGCAAACACCCGTTCCACGGAAAATGCCAGCCCAGCCAACGGCTAATCACAATAGCCATAAACAAAAACATCAATTACCCATTCACACAAGAATTTGCAGTCGGAACAAAGCAGATTTTCCACCCGTTCCACGGCTACGAATATGTCATGGAAACAGTCGCTTTCAACAATCCAAACGAGCTCATCCGCTTCATCTTCCTCCACGAGTTCAGCCACCTC